CTAACGCCTGAGGAAGAGCTTGAACTTCTATTTCTTTTAGAACAAGAGGACTTGGAAAAAGTATCACCGAAGATTGAACGCTTTCGTGAAAAATGGCGCATTAAGCTTGCAAAGGGTGGACGCGCTGCTGGTGCAAAGTCATGGGGTATAGCTAGTCTATTAATACAGCGGGCGAACAGTGAATGTCTCCGCATTGGCTGTTTTCGCGAAGTTCAGAAATCGCTAGAGGAATCGAGCTATGCTCTTTTAACTCAAACGATCCAGCGCCTTCGTTATCCTGGCTGGAGGATAACAAACGAATATTTGCAGTCACCATCTGGCAGTCATATAATTTTTAGGGGACTAAAAGATATTCGGGCAGCTGGTCAAGTAAAAGGCCTAGAGTCGTTTGACATTTTCTGGCTTGAGGAAGCGGCGACAATATCGCACGAATCTATTAAAATGATTTTGCCAACGCTTCGAAAAGACGGGTCAGAGCTATGGGCTTCGTATAACCAAGAAACAGAAAACGACCCTATCGAAGAACGGCTATGGAATTCTAGTCGTGAAGATGTACTGCGTGTTTGGCTTGAGCCTGGCGCGATTGATAACCCTTGGTTCCCCGATGTTCTGCAGAAAGAAATGGACGAAGATTACGCGCGTGATCCAGACGAAGCGCTTCACACATGGGGGGGCCAACCACGTAAACAGGGACAACGCTCTGTCATGTCACGATCAGCGATACGTGCTGCAATGGACCGGGATATTCCAAAAGGTAAGCCGAAAGAAATAGGGGCAGACATTGCACGATTTGGCGACAATAAAACGCAGATATACATGCGCGAAGGCAATAAGGTTGTCTTGCATAAAGAATTCGCTAAAATGGATACGCAATTTATAGCTAAAGAAATTTGGCAGATAGCTAATCAAGATCCGTCTGTAAAAATAAAGATCGATGATACTGGGGTTGGTGGTGGTGTAACTGATCGACTTAATGAGTTCGGGGCAAAAGTCATCCCTGTCAATTTTGGATCATCACCAAAATATAAAAAGAAATATACAAGCGTTGCAGATGAATTGTGGTTTAATTTCGAAGTTGACGAAGCTGATATACCTAATGATCCGGAATTAATGCAAGAGTTATCAGGACGCCAATATTCTTACGATACACATGGCAGGCGTAAGGTTGAATCAAAAGACGACTATAAAAAACGCCTTGGACGTTCACCAGATAAGGCCGATGGACTGCTCTTGTGTTTTTATGAGGGTGGTAGTATTATTATGTCTGAAGAAAACAGGGCCGCACTTGCTGCCAGACGTAATAGATAAAGCAAGGAGCTAATATGGCTTTTGATTGGTTTGGATTAAGAAAGACAACTGAGGCTGCAGATGTAACAAAACAGCCGCGTAGAACACCTAAAACAAGAGACTGGACAGACGACTATCAGGCAAATGCTGATCTGACCAGGGCGCTATATCATAATACATATCCGGGCATGAAACTTGCTGGAGGCTTGGCTTTTAATCCTATAGCTGTACCAGTTTGGTTTATGGGGTTGCCTATACCTTCACCGGTTACAGAGGACCAGCAAACACAGGACGATTTAAATTACTTAGTTAAAAAGTTCGCCACAAAAATAACGCAGCTTCATGTACAGAGTCACCGCGATGGTACTATTTGGGTATGGCCGCGTTGGTCTGCTCGTGCCGGTCATCTTGTATGGGAATTTATACAAGATGATTGTGTTTCTGATATTATACGCGATATTGACAGCGGTGATATTATCGAGATTATTACCGATGAACAGATACTAATAAAAATTGCTCAAAACAAAACAATTAATGCAACGCGTGTGCGTTCATTTACTCGTGAAAAAATAACGATAAAATGGTCTGCTGATGCAGCGTTAATACCAGGTGAATTGATCGACGTTACTTCAAGAAATCCCTTAGGCATTATGCCGATACCATTTGCTAACAATGCAGAAGCAGATGAAGTCCGTGGCGAGTCTGACTACTCAAGAATAATAACCGATTTAAAAGATTATCACGACATTGATCTTGCTTGCTCAACGATGCTGGCAAAGTTTAATGTCAAAATGATACAAGAAGTAACCGACGTTGATAAATGGACTTCAAACAACGGATATGGAACAATAGCTGATATTGATATTCAGAACGTAGACCTAATTATAAATATGCCTGAAGAAAAAACAACGTTTGCTTTTCCAGAAAGAGCAAATGAAGCATACGACGCAGCTCTTAAGCGTAAGTTTCAGAAAATAGTTGAATCGTCTGGTGTTCCAGAAATTGCGTGGGGACTAAAGACTGAAGGAAACCGAGCTTCTGTTGAGGAGTCAATGGGCGTGTTAATAAAATTCGTACATGAGAAACAGGCACAGAAAAATGATAACTATAAAAGACTATTTATCGCAAGTCTTCAGCTTATGCGCCGGGCAACTCTAAGAGATAGCGCACCTGAAATAAATATAAACTGGAATGATCTTGACGCGGTATCAGATGAAGTACGATCAATCATTTTTAGGAACTTTTCACAAGGTGTCAGCGCTCTAGTGTCAGGGGCAGGTGCAACAAAAGAACAGTTGTTTAAAATGTGGCAATCAATGTATCCACGTGCAACTGAAACAGACTTCCAAGAATTCAAGATCGGATTATCAGACATGGCGGCTCTTAATCAGTGGAAAAATGCAAATTATGTTGAGGCGCTTGATTTTACAGGCGAAGAACACGACAATGAAACCATGGATAATAACGAAGAATGACCAAAGCAGAATATGAGTTAATCTACCGGCAAGCGAGAAAGGCCTATCCGGGACTAACACGCGAAGCAATGACCAAGATCAGGCAAATCTATATTGATGCCGCTAACCTTGTAGCAGCTGAGGTCAGGAAAGCAACGCTTGCCGGTAGAAGCTCATTAACTATACAATCTCTCGAGGCGATAGAAAGTCAATTAAAGATCGGCGCTGCTAATATTTCAAACGCTTTAAATTCTATTGTTCCTGATACTGTTGGATCAGCAATAGTTAAAACAAACAATGCAAATAGCAAATACATAATTGATGCTGTAGCTGTCGCAGGTGCTAGCTCGAAAATAAAATCAGTTATTGTCAAAGAAATGTTTCAAGGCGTAAACGATGATGTAATCCGTTCGGTTGTTAATCGTGTTTACCAAGATGGTTATAGTTTTTCTTCTCGTGTCTGGCGTATCGGTGATCAATACCAGAAAACAATTAAAGATGTTATTTCTGCTGGAATTGCACAAGGTCGTGATCCTATAAAGATTGCCAAGGATATTCAAAAATACGTTTCCGATGGGAAAATAGCGCTTGCTAATCGATACGGCCCTAACCTAGAACGCGGTACAAAAGAGTTTATGAAGCGCATAGGCAATCAAGTTGACTGGCGTGCGCTTCGCCTGGTTAGAAGTGAACTTTACGCGGGACTACAAGACGCAGCATTGCAACAGGCAAAAATAAACCCGGCGTGCAACGGAACGGTTGATTGGGTGCTTGAACAAAACAGACAGCATTGGTCATGCTCGTGCGCCGATATTGCTTCTGCGGGGCCTTATAAAATTGTTGATACTCCTTCGTATCCGCACCCAAACTGCAGGTGCTCGATCAGTCCGGTACTCATTGATAATGAACAATTTAACGGTGATCTTAAAAAATGGGTTAACGGTGAGCCGGTTGATTATCTTGATAACTGGTATGGTGATCATTATGCGCGTATGGTAGCTTGACAATTATTAACTAATCGGTGAAAATGTAGTTTAGCGGAGGATTGTATGGGAAAAGAGATTGAAAGACGATTAAACTTTTTTGACGCTGGTGTTAAAACAAAGTTAACCGTTAGCCCGGAAGATATTCCGACGCTTGTACCATTAGAGATACTTAAAAAATGGCAAGTCGGAGATGAAAAGCCATATTATAAAATCCAGATGATAGAATTCCCTATCAAAGCAAATGGCGTAATTTATGAAGAGTCTTTTTTCAAATCATTTATTAACAAAACAAAAGAGAGACCGATACCTGGAAGCAAAGCTGGACATTCTATATCATGGGGCGAACGCCCTGCAACCGATCTTTTAATGATTGGCGGTAAAATAGAATCAAATGGCGACGGTACAGGACGCGCGTTTTTCAAGAATTATATTCCACCTGTTGGAGAGACTGGTAGCAATGAAATATTTATCAGAGAAAATGAGTCAGACATGGTTCACTATTCATTGGTAACATATCCCAAAGAACTACGTGATGAAGACAACGATGGAAATATTGTTTACCACGCAATTGAATCTATGTTCGGGGAGCGAAATGATGCTGTGGAGTATAATACTGGTGCTATGAAACAAGTTACTAATAAGAACGGCGAAGTTTTCGCCGATGGAAATAACCAAGAAGGAGCTGAACGCATGGAACCTAAAGAAATGTTCAAGCGGATCAATACCTTAATGGCCAACGGCGATTTGAACAAAAAAGAAGTCGCCGAGGCTTTAGGGATTGAACAAGTGAACGAAAGTCACACAAGGGCAGTAAATGCACTTAAAGAAACTGGCGTCGAAGATCCGGTAAAAGAAATTAACCGGCTAAAGGCACAGATCAAAGAAGGAAGCGAAGCAGTACGCAACGCCTATTTAACCGAAGCTTTCGGTGCTCCAATTATTGAAGGCGATTCAGGCGACAAGAACCTTGTCCGCGTTTACGCCGAAAAGAATACTAAGGATTTATCAGGCGAAGAGCTGACAAAGGCCATTAATTCAATCAAAGAAGATCCGATTGTTTTGCGTCTTGCTCAAGATGCTATTGATCCTTCTAGTAATTCCAATGTAATCAAAAAGGTTACTAACAAGGGCGAAAAGCCCACGAGCGGCCCAGAAGTGGTCGAATACTAAGGAGCAGTAGATGACTGTTTATATTCAGAAAGAAAATGTAGAACACCGGACTCTTGTTAATGATACCGGATCGGACATTGAACAGTACGAGTTTGCTGTTATAGAACCGTTCGCCGGAATTGCTGACGAAGATATTGCAAGCGCTGCGTCAGGTTCTTTTGCAGTTGCAGAAAATCTTGAAGTTCAGACAGACGATCTTGCAACTAGCGAAGATACTTTCGCTACTCTTGGCCAGCCTGTTTATTTTGATCCTGCAACCAGTACTTTTAGCGATACTTACAATGCCACTTATTATCTGGTTGGTTACCTTGTTACTGTTAAAGACAGCAACGGCGTTATTGTTTTTGAAAAACAGCGCTATGCAGTTCTTGACGGTGATAAAAACGAATTAGCCGGAGAGCCTTTCCGCAAGACAGTTACTTTAACTGCTGCTGCAGCTGCAACTCCTGTTAACATTCTTACTGCCGCCGAGGTTGGAGCTGGTCGTAAAGCTTATGTTGATGTAATGATTGCGAAGGTAAACGGTGCAACTGCATGGACAGACGCAACGGCTACTATAGTAAAAATCCAGGATACAGCCGATACTCCTATAGTCGGCGTAACAATGGCAAAGGCACAGTTGACTGGAAACGCCGTACTTGGTCTTTTATCAACTGGTGTAACACT